CGCACCACCAGGCATCTGCATGGCAGCAAGAGTAGTGGGCACACAGAGCTTAACGTCCTCCGCCCAAGCGTACACTGAAACGTCAGGATTAGGGGTGTCCGCTGAGACCCAGTCCAAAGGGACCAGTTCACAGAAGTAAAGACTTCCCATCGCCTGAAACTCTGACCGGGTAGAAATAGAGAGCCAATTGTCTGCCTTAATGAAAGGACAGATCACTCTCCAGCCTGGTTGGTACTGGGATCAATGTACACATGGGGCAAGCAGTTTAGCTGCATGCGCACATAATCAACCGCTAGGGGGGCAAGTCCTAGGGTCTGAGACTGAGGCAAGTATGATGCCATCAGTTGTCCGTAGGTGAAGCGGTTGCCATTAACCACAATCTTCAAATGCAGCTTGCACTGCAAAAGACTATAGTTTTCTAGCTTGTTCCGCACAGTGGGGTGGTTAAAGTACAGGTCCCACGGATCAATAGGTGCAATAGCTGGAAAAGCAAAAAGTGCGTTAGTCCACTGAAAGTCATGGATCTTCAGGGGTCTCTTAAGAAAATCTCCAAGCTGTGCATCGACGCGTCCACCATACGCGAAGGTCGTATCATTATCAGAAAGGAGCTCCTGAATATGATTAGGTTCACCGTCAAAGAACACGACATTTTCAACGACGGTCTCGCCATCAGACACTGCCTGAGTGCGAGTGAGATCAGGAGAAGTCTCCTGTTGGGTGGTGATATTTTTAGTTGTAGTAGAACTCATTATATTGTCACACGGTGGCGCGGGATAACTCTATGTTCAGTAATCTCAAGTTGTTCCGGGCAGACCGCATTATTCAACCGGGTGTCGGCAGTCATACGCATCAAAGAATGCAGCCTCATAGGATAAATCCTTTTTGGCCACAAACAGTGCGTACGACTCGTAGTACCCCAGTGGCTGAAGTAACTGAGGGATCGCTCTCACGAAACGCTCGTATTCATACCGGCCATGGGCCAGTAGTTCCAAACGAGCACTCTCGATCACGCTGATCAACTGCAGCTCCTCAGACACAGAGGTGGATTGTACCCAGCAACGCAGCATCTTTTCTATGCTCGCCATTGCCAGGGGTGCGAGGTAGCGACCACGGAAGTCCGCAGGAACCCACGCACGTTTCAGGAAATCAATCTCCTTCAACACGCGCATGGGAGCCTTGGTCGCATCGCTTTTGTCGGCGGGTGTGTACGTGATCCCAACGCGAGCAAGCTCACGATTGAGAAACGCGAATGTCCACACCCCCCTAACGTCAGGGCCGACGCCCATAACGTTATCGTCGCCATACGTCATCAAGGCGACGTGCTCGCGAAAGGTGTCCATGGGCAGGACACCCAAACGCCGACCAACTCCAAAAACATACCGCATGAGCAGTGAATTTGCGATGGAGTTGATGATGACAGTAGCCGGCTGGCCACTTACGTGCATAGCCGGGTATGTTACCACGTCATTGACGCAGATAACCCGTGCATAGACGACGTCCG